AGGATTTTCAGGGAATCGAGCGTGGCTCAACAATAATCGAGGCTCTTCCAGTCCTCAATGCAAACTTAAATGAATTTTGGGATTCAATCGTTGCACTACGCGCTAGGCAAATGAAAGTGATTACGGTTTTTACATGAGTGAAACCATCACCAGACATTTTAGTAAGCTTACTCCTGGCGTCGATTATGACGTTGAAGAGGAAATCGAAATCGATGACGGGTCAAACGAAGATTTTTCGGGCTGGTTTTGCATTGCGACTGATCCGTGGCCGTGCCCCTTCTGTAAGCAGAATGGTGAAATTTTCTTTGTAGAGTTTGCGACGATGAATCACAAGATCATCGTGTGGCCTGAAAAAGACGATCCGAAAATACTCTCGCTCGCGCAAGTCTGTCAGGAAGTAGGCAGGAACCCGCGCATAGTTGAGTATGAAATTGAATTCGGGCCATGTATCAGTTATTATGCCTTTGAGTACATCACTCACTCTTAAAGTCTGCGCTTGGCCTCGCTACTGTGAGTGCCGCGAGTGTATTGCGAATTTAATTCCCGAATGGCGATTATGGGTAAGCGCGTGTCAGCATGGGATCAGCTTGGCTGAAAAGTGTTGCCGTTGCGGGGCTTGACAAGCTTTGCGATCTGTGCAAGAATCACTTCGGCTCTCGTGATATAGGGGCAACAAGGTGATGAGGTTGGGAACCTACACTGAAATTGTCCGTCCTACCCAGGGAAAATCGCTCATATAGGAGCGGGACGGGAGAGATACACGGCAGGCGGGTACGGGAATCCTGAGGACTTCGCATCCGAGGGTGACTGTTCAGAGGGATAGCAACCCTCCCCGCCTGTCGCCATAATTTCAAACCCCGGATGGGGAGAAATTGGAGGCCGGATGGCTGACCAGACAAAACTTTTGAAGTCTTTTTCCGATTTAACACTTCGCATGGAAAAGACTCTTGAAATTCTCAAGAATGACAGGCTACGACCAGAGGCCAAGATCGAGGCTTGCCGCGCCTGCGTTAATGCTGTTTGGGAATGCGAAGTGCAATTGGCGGCGCTGATGCTGAAATGATTTCACGATTCACAGGGCGCAACCGATATCTCTCTAATTTCCATCCTTGTGTGGTGGAGATTGACGATATGCTCTACCCGAGCGTGGAGCATGCATTTCAGGCCGCAAAGACGTTTGACAAGAAGCATCGTCGCGCAATTCAGAAAGAGCCTAAGCCTGCAATTGCAAAAGTAATGGGTCATGGAGTCGAGCTACGCGAGGATTGGGATGACGTGAAGATCGGCGTAATGTCGTGGCTACTCAGAGATAAATTCTACGGCACTTGGCCCGGTTCCGATGACTTACAGGAATTCCTACGGGAAACAAGTCCTCATGTTCTCGTGGAAGGAAATTTCCATAAGGATTGGTTTTGGGGCGCTGTGCCTTCTAAGGACGTTAAAATTTCAAACCTTCCAATTTGGCATGACGATGATCGAGATTGGTACGGCGAAAACCATCTTGGTCGATTGCTCATGGAATTGAGGGATGAAATTCTAGACGAGGAAACTAAATGGCAACGATAACAAAATTCAGAATCGAGGCGACTGGAAAAGACAAGGACGAGGTAATCGAGCGAATGTCGGAGGCCGTTGCTGATATTTCAAAGGCTCTACGCCAGAATGGAGACAGAGGCCATTGGGAATGCACTGACGATGTAATTTACGCTGAAAAAGAACTTGATAGCCTTCATCCGAACAGAGTGCCAGCGAAACCAACAGGAAATTACAAAGGGAGAATGGTTATGACGTTCAGGGAGTACGAGGGTGAGTAAGAACCGCAAGCAAGAACTAGCCGAGGCTAATGATCGATCCCACAATGAAATTCCAAAAGACGGGAGGATTATCACTCCAACGAATGATCGGCGTCATATTACAGCAGTTCGTGAGGGTAGGATTTCAGCAGAGGTATTTTGCCGCGATCCTGAGCGACGTGAGCAGCTAGGACTTCCTGCAATTATAGTCGATGAGGATTGAGAAATTCAGTTGACCAAGCGCGAACGCATTGCGTGGCTGAGACAGCACTCTAAACTTGTTCTTCCTGAATTTCATACGAAGTTCGGGCCTGATCCTCGTTATTTGCCTGAAAGGTACACAGATTACAACCAGGACTTGAAAATTCAGTTTTGGGTTGGGCCTCTTGCAGATAAATGGGATTGGGTAGCTTGGTATCACGAGGCAATTCACGTTGCTGATTTCGATTGGTGGACTCCTGAAATTCGTGAACTTGCAAAACCAATTCTCGGCGGGCCGGATCGCCCGTGGTTTTGGGATCGTGACCCAAGAGTGGAATCGAAATTGCCTGATCCGTATTGCGAAGCTCTCGCTAACCAACTGGCGCGGGTGTGCATCGGATGGGTTACAATGCCACAGTTAACAGCGCTCTATCTAAGAGCCTACAACCGGAGGTAAGAAATGCGAAGTTGGGTTTCAAAGCTAATTGTAATTGCTCTGATCGCCACGGCATTCATCATGGCAGGAATGTCAGACGGAGGCCACGGAGACAAGGCATATGGAGCAACGGTTCCAGATACAAATTGCGGTGCAAGTTGCGATCCGGGTGGCTATCCGCCGCTGATGTGTCGTGACGTGATAAACGGACACACCACTACAATTTCAGGTCATTGGTTCAGATGTTCTTATGACCAAGGCTCGCCAAGCAACTGGCAATGGAGTACCACCTACGGCTTCATTAACGGTTGTCCGTGGAACCAGAATCCCTGTTGGTACTGGCATCCGTTCTTTGGCGCTCCTGAAGGCCCATCGAGGCCAGCCCCGGACGTAAATTGCGGTGGCCCTTCTGCTTCACCTTCATGCGGTGGCGGTGGTGGCGGTCAGGTCTGCAATATCAATTTGTATCTTGCCCCTGGCGGTTGGTATACCGTTTGCGGCGGAAATAACTGGCGACAGATTCACGTTGATTTCAGTTTCCTCTCAGGGCCGGGTTGTCAGGCGTCAATTGGCTTCGGTGCATCCGGTGGACAAGCTTCTAGGTGCAATTCGGGGCATGCAGACGCTTATTATCCGAGCGGGCTATACGGCAACATTTTCGGTTACAACTCGTCGCCATTCCCGGCTACTGTTACAGGAATCGCAACCACATGAAAAGGATCATTGTAATTCTAGTAGTTCTAGCCGCGCTCGTTGGCGCAGCAATCTCGCAGAGTGCAGTTAAGGCAGCATCCTCAATTTCATTCAATGACACTGAAATTATGTTTGAGAAAACATACTCGTGTCAAATAATGACAATCGCAATTTCAGGCCATCACGTTCTTCGGCACCCTGACGCGGATCATACAACTCTCACGATGATTTACGTTGGCGGTTGGAATCCTTACGTTGAAATTAATGTCCTACCAACATCGTGTGCCCCCGGTGGGTGACAAATGAGTGAAGATCATATAACGCATTTTGAAGATACAAAGAACAGGGTGGCTAGTACCGACAAGACACCGAGAGAACGGCTTGCAGATATCAAAAACCGCCGCGAACGTGGAACAACTCCCAGGGCAGAAGATGTTGAGTTTTTGCTCGAACGGATAGAGGGACTGGAACGGTGCTCGGGTGACTCTTCCGTTTAAAATTTCAGCGCAAGCGAAAGGGGTGCAGAAAGCTCACGCAAATTTCGTGGAGGAATATGGCAAGCGGGAAGGTGAGCGTATCTTCCTAGCTAAAGCTGAAGAGCAAGGAACGGGTACGACGATCCGGCAGAAGGTAAATTCCATTTACAAAAAGGGTGGTCATCTTGGCAGGCGTTCGGGGTAAAGGCCATTCTCGTCATACGAAGAAATTGCACGAAGAACGCGCTAACGGTGTGCCTAGAGAGCTTCAGGAAGAGCTAACAGCGCTTGAGCGCAAGGTTAAAAATAGCGCTGGTGAGGCTGAGGTTGTTCTCGGATTTCAATTAGCTGAAGTCTTACAAAAATGGAAAACAAATTGGTTGAAAGAAAGAAATCCGCAACTTGAAATGGCTCTCAGCAGCTACCGTGAAGGAAGTAGGCCCGCCAGAGTTATGGGGCCAGTTGAATATTTGGCAGAGCATACTGGCTTAAACCCTCGTCGTATTTTTGGTTTGATTAAGGGTGATTACAGAACTGTAAATTTCAGTCAGGCTGAGTTGATTCTTAAGGTCATTGATAAAGAGGATTACTTGGCTTCAGGAATCATAAGAGTAATTCCAAATCCGAATTGGAATTTGGAGCGTTGGGTCGCGTACATGCAAGAGCGAGGATGCGTGTAGCCAAGCGGGTTTGACAGCCCGGATCGAGCGGGCATAATGGGCTTAGTGCTTGCCAACTACCTCGGCTAGCATTCGGGCAACGGAGGGCCGGAGAAATCCGGCCCTTCGGCTATTTCAGGGGCAGTAGCTAAACTGTTAATTGCGTTGCAAGCGACACCTGTTTACTCGGCCACCTAAATTGCCTAAATCCCTTTCAATTGCAAAGCCAAATGAAACTGCCAGAGGGCGGCGCTATAGCTCTGTGCGCACCTTGGCGCGCCCCGATGAGTGGGCGCTTGATATGGAATTGAGAGTGGATGGCAGACCATTCACCCTAGAGGGCAGGGAGTACATCAGGCAAGTGATCCGAGATACCTCAGATGAGATTGTAATTCCAAAGGCTGCTCAGACGGCTTTTACAGTTACTTTCCTTACTAGAACGCTGCATTGGATCAAAGAGCGCGGCTGGCATCACTTGTACCTCTTGCCCCTGAAAACGGGCGCAATCCCGTTCGTACAGGCAAGAATCGACCCGATCATCGTTAGTAATCCTGCTTTGTCTGCGGAATTTAAGACTGTGGACAACAGATTGCACAAGCAAACGAAAGAAGGAATTAACCTTTACATTCGCGGAACGAATATCGACCGCGAGCTTCAGGAAATTCCAGTCGATTGCGAAGTGTGGGATGAGCGTGACCGAATGGTTGAGGACAACCTAGAGGACGCTCGACACCGAATGGACGGCTCTGAAATTAAGAAGCTGACAATTCTCTCTACCCCCACAGTACCGGGGCATGGAGTGGACGCTTCAGATGCGTGGTGGGCGAGTGACCAACATCGTTGGGAAATTCCATGCCCCGGCTGTTCTCGATTCCAAGTCCTTTCCTTTGAGGAAAACTTGAAATTGGGAGATAAACCAGACGAGTGTGTTCTTGAGTGCGCGTTTTGTCACCGTGAGCTACCAGATCACGAGCGCAGGGTACTCAACAAGCTCGGGCGCTGGGTAGCAACGAATCCTGACGGCAAAAAGCGTGGGTATCACATTTCACAATTCAATTCGCCCGCGCAGCCTCTTGAAAACATCATCGACGGCTGGTTTACCGGACAAACGAACGCGAGGAAGCTCAGATCGTTCTTTAACAACTCGCTCGGGATTCCCTACGTTGCTCCTGGCGATCAGCTTACTCCTGAAATTCTGGATAAGTGTCGAGTGCCCGGTTACGTCATGGGCGGGATTCCAGATTCGGCAGTTTACGTCGGCATTGACGTTGGTTCTTTAATTCACGTCACGGCTTATACTCTTAATCGCCACAAGCAGCGTCAGCTTTGGGGAATGCATATTTTCAAAGAGTGGGGCGAGGTTGACAACTATCTTTCGTCGCTTTCCAATTTCATGTGTGTTTGTGATGCACACCCGGAGAAAAGAGCAGCGCGAGATATGTCGCTGAAATACCCTGGTCGATTCTGGCTGGGATTTGAGCTTGACAGGCCGCAGACTCAAGAAATTGCTGTATGGCATCCGGTTAAACACGGTGAAGCAGGAAAAGTGGTCATCGATCGAACAATGGCGTTCGATACCGTAATTAAGGACTTTATTGACGGCAATGTAATTTTGCCCTCTAACGCAAGGGAATTGGGCGAGTATGTAAATCGCCGCGATTACAACGGTTACTACGCGCAAATGATTCAGATGGTGCGTGTAGAGGAAGAGGACACGGTAGGGAGGCTGGTAGCTCGCTGGAAGAAGAACAGAAATCCCGATCACTGGCATCACTCGGATATGTTCGCCAGGATCGCAATGTTCAACGCACCGTCTCTGACAATCTCTAAGTCAATTTCAGAGGCGTTTGACGAGAGTGGGAGTGTAATTGCCGCGTAGGAACATTCCAGCAGCAGCAAAAGCAATCGACAAAGAGCGCGCTCGCGTTCGTCGTCGTTATAAGACGAAATTGACGAAGGACAAGCGCTATGCGCCGGGTGAAGAGGATTACATCGCCGATACCATCGTCGTGCTTACGCTTGCAGGCTATAGCAGGACACAAATGGCGAAGATCGTTGGAATTTCAAAGGGTCAGTGTAAAACGATCCTTGAAAT